ACGAAGCTGACGGTCGTGGTGCCGAGCGTGATGGTCGAGCCGATGCCCGGATTGCGCGAAATAATGATCACGCCTTGTGCCGGCGTTCCCACGATGGGCGGCCCATCCGGCGCCGGCAGCGTCGCCGTTGGCGCCACCGTCATCCATGCACCCCAACTGTCGATGACAATCTGCGGATCATCGATGGAGCCATTGGCATCCGCAACCGCGTGCGCGATCGGCTGCACGAGGTTAGCGCCATTGGTCTCGCCGGCCCCGGCCGCAAACGTAATTTGATAGGTGGCATTGGGAATATAGCCAATGCCGGTTACCGGCACGATGAGGGTATCGAGCGAGTTGGCCATATCACCCGTATAGCCGGGCGCGGTAATTAGCCGCGGCGTGCAATACAGCGTGTTCGGCGCCAAGGTAAAGGCATGCACGCCGGTCGCCGCCACCGATTGCCCCATGATATTGGCGATGGTCTGCTGCCGCTTGAGGTTTGCATCGGCGGCGGTGCCGTAATCGGTGCGCACGATAACCAGCTGCACCGCTACTTCGAAGTCGGCGAGTTGGTCGTTGATGCCGTTGATGGCGTCGAGGATGTAGCCGTCAGTCCCCAAGTCAGCGGCAAGGGTAATGTCGTTGGAGAAGGCGAGCACCGGGACATTGATTGGAAACCTGCTGACGCTCGCCGTGCTGCAAGGACCGATGATCCCGACCACGTCCATATTCGCGCCGTACACGGGCGTCGGCTGATCATCAACCTGAATGAACTGCAGGCCGAACTTGGGCGGCCCCGCCGAGGCCAGATGCAGAGATGAGTTGAATTCCACGAGCGCCTTCCAGGCTCGCGCCTGCATGTCGGTGAGGCTCGTGCAACCAAGAAGGATCGAGCGCATGGTAGTTGCTCCTTTGTTAAACTTGCTCAGAAGACCACCCCGCTGGGGATCGTGATATCGATCGGCTTTTGCGTGGGCGCGTAGACATAGACGGTGAGCGACGCCGCCCGATTGGGAAGCGACGTCGGATCTTGGAAGAAGTCGATGCGGCGCACATAGCCGCCGGAGTCAGCATCAGGAGTTACATCCGACACGAGAATCGACGTGATGCCGTCGAGACGCAGTTCCTGCCGATTAATCGTAACTGCCATGCCCTGCCCCTAACCTTGATAGAACCGTAGATAGATTTCACCGCGCGCGCCGTTGCCGCCCGGGAATCCGGTGCCACTGCTTACATTCCCACCGCCGCCGCCGCCGCCTGGAATGTTGCCGACAGCACCGCCGTTGCCGCCGTTGCCGCTCGACCAATTGACACCGAGCACGCTTTGCATAGTTGTCATCGTGCCAGCAGCGCCGCCTTGGTTGAAACTCGGCGAGAAACCAGCGCCATCACTACCAACGCTGTCGCTGCCGCCACATCCACCACCACCGCCGCCGGTCCCGTTGCCAGAACCATCGTTGCCGCCATTCGCCCATTGCCCGCCGGCATGGGCTGTGCCAATCGGATTGGGTGGTTGAGGGCCACTGCTCCAGAACAGGCCGCCCTGTGCTAGCACCAATGTATTACTGGCTTGATCCGCGACGTATGTATGACCACCCCAATTTGAACCTGAACTGCCAGTTTGCAGCCCATGCTGACCACTTGCGCCAACAGTACACACCAGCGATGTGATCCCGGCGAGACTTTGTGCCGTTTTATAAGAAAGCATCGCGCCGTAGCCGCTACGGGCACCGCCACCCCCGGGAACTCCATCAGCGCCGCCCTGACCGCCGCCTGCGCAAAATATATCAACCATGGTCGCGCCAGATGGCACCGCAACCGTTTGGCTGCTCGTGATCTGCATCAGTATCGGTGCAAAGCCGCCGCCAACGAACCCGCGCGACGACGGCAGGATTAGCATCAGGCAACCGTGTCGCCGCCGAGCACGTAGACGGCATTGGTGCCGCTGGAGTTACTTACGCACAGCAACGAACACACCGCGTAGAGCCCGGCCGAATGCGCGTTGCCTTGTCGTTGGCGTAGCGTCGCGCCCGCTGCGGCCGTGAAGGCTATCGCTCCCGCGCCGCCTTGATAGACCAACACGTTCCACCCTTTGGCGAGGTTGTTCGGCAAGGTTGCCGTGATTGCCGCCGCGTTGGTCAGCGTAACCGACTTGCCGTAGTCGGCGGCAACGAACGTATAAGTGGTGCCGGTCTGATCGTTAAATGCCGCCGTGATCTGGTTCGAGGGAAGACTTATGGCGGCGTTGTCGGCCGTGGACACCGCATGCACGAAGGCCGTGGTTGCCAGCGTGGTCGAGTTATCGGTCGTCGCCGCGGTCGGCGCGCTGGGCGTGCCGGTAAGCGCGGGCGAGGCCAATGGCGCGCCGGCAAGATTCGCCAATGCCGCCGCAGCGCTGGCCATGTTCAGCTGCGCCTGCATGAACGTCGTGATCGGGATGCTGCCCAAGGCCGACGTGCTGGTCGCCATAAGCAGCTGGTTGGCGGTCCAATTCATCGCCGCCAGCGTATCAAGCTTCGGCGATGCATTTTCCTTGCCGGCAAGCCCGGTGGTATAGGTAGAGGTGGCTACCTTGTTTGCCAGATCCGACACGAGCCCAGAAATATCACCCTCGACCAGCGTTACCGCGCCGGTCTTGCCCGCCACCGATACCACCGGTCCGGCTTGCACCGCCGCGACAAGGCCATTGACGGTTGCCACGTTGCCGGCCACCGATGCCACATCGGCATCGCATGCCGCTCGCGCCGTTTGCACCTGATTGAGCAAATTGAGCATTGCCGGAAAGATCGCGGCGCTGCACGATATGAACCATTGCGAACTGGCCTGCGTCTTGGTGGTGTAGACGCAGTGCGTGGCCAGATCTCCGGTTGATGGTGTCCAGCCGCCGCTATCAAGCGTAACCAGAGCCCAATTGGTGGAGTCGGTTAGGTCCTGCACCAGCAACACCGGCGTGGGCGTGAATAGCGATGCATTCTCGGTGACCCGAAACCCTTCCGCTTGCCCCAGCACCATGGCCAACGGATTGCCAATCGCCTTGGCCCACAGGAAGCCCAGCGTGCTGGCGCTCTGGATATTGGTCAGCATCGGGCCGAGCAGCGTGTTAAGCTGCGCCAGCGCGGTGGTGACAAACGTATTTACCACTCCATCGAAGGTGTTTTGCCTGCCATCGATATTGCGGATTGCCGCATCAAACTTGCTGTATCGCTTATTGAAGAAATCGGTATTCAGCGTCTCCTTGTCAGAGGCGACGGCGATATCGGCATTATAGTTGTAGGGAACGGTCATGCGGGCGGATACACCGGATCGACCGTCGCGCATGCCTGCGAGAACGGCGTGCCGTCATCGAGCGTGCCGTTATAGACTTCAGGCGGCACCTCATAGCGCGGGAAGCCGATTTTCGGGCCGATCTTGGCCGCCGGATTGAAGTACATCCCATTAAGCAGGAACGGACGATTGACGGTGATACGATACTTGAATGGATCAGCCATTGCCTATCCTCATGTTGCGTAGGTTATGCGCTCGGATACGTGGTACGGCGCGCCCGTGCCATCCCACGCCCCGTCGATTTCGATGATGTAGTCGGATTGCGATGACGTGGTGAAGATCGCAGTACGCATGATCGAGCCATCATCTTGCATCACATCAACCGCGCCGCCGGTTGGCGTCGTATTGTGCGTTGCCCCATAATGCAGCGATATGTTGCAATCATGATGCGCCTCGATGTAGTTCTGCAGCTGCAGCACCACCTTGACCGATGTGGTCGGCGATCCAAGAACCACATCGGTCGATATATGGTGGAAGCTATTGGATGCTGCTTGCGTCAGCGACACCTCGCTGTTGGTGATACTGAATGCCGGCATTAGGTCGGTCGTGCCGGTCATTACCACGCGGAACGGGATCAGCGCGCTTGAGCCATCGGGGAACGCCACATCCTGCGCAAACGGAAGCCAATTCCCACCAATCTGCACCTCATAATGCAGGTCACAGGCGGCCGGGATAATGTGGTTAGCCAGCACGTCAACCGCGCCAATGCCGCCAGCCAGCTGCAACGGCTGCAAATTGACATTGACGGATAGCTGCCCGCCCGGCGACGATTGCTGACCCCAACGTCCCCACGTAGCATAATGTGCGAAGAAGCGCAGACTGCGCGGCGACGATGTCCACATGGCAAGCTTAGTGCCGTCGAAGAACCAGAATCTCCCCTGATGCACTTGGAACGGCGAATCGTCGTCATCGACAAAGCTGAAGATGTACTCGAACGTTGAATGCACGTGGATGGCGACGCGCTGCCCGGCGTGCAAGAAGATCGGCTCAAAATTGATGCGGATCGGCGTGACATAGGCCGGAATGCCATAGGTGGTCAGCACGGCAAATGGCCCAAAAAAACCTTCCTGTCCTGGGGTATAGACCAGCGTTTGCGACAGCACCTCACCTTGCGGGGTCATCGACCCCACCTGAAGTGTGGGATCTGTTTGCGGCACGAAACTGGTCTGGTATAGGATATCACCGGCAATGAACGGCGCGCCGATACAGGTGGTCACATCAGTAGGCGCGAGAATAACCCGGCGCAACGTATGATTGCCATGGTCGGGCGTGCCGTCGTCGAGCGTGCCCGAGATAACCAACGTCAACGCGCCCGGCGGAACCCAGCCTGTAGGCGAATGGTGAAACAGGGTGATGCCGGTCAGCCAGCCATCCTGCGCATTTAAATAAGTTTGCGCGCAATGGTTGCCCGAATGCGGGAAGTCGTTGTAGACCTTCGCCCAATAGTCCTTGCTGCTCCAATCGCGCCAGTAGTGATTCCAACGATCCTGGCCATAGCGCGGCCAATAGACGCTGTCCTCATCATGCTGGGAGACAACCGCCCAACTCTTTACTTCCCAGGTCTCGGCATGCCATGTGCCATCGAACGACAGGATCTGCACAACCGGATCAAGGGTCGCTTGATACCACCAGATCGCCGCTGGCGGGCTGGGGATATAGGGCGGGCCGCAGCGGAAGCGCCAGCGCGCTGGCGTGAGCAGACGACAGTTGAACGACCAGAAGCCAAAAGTAAGAATCCTGATCGGCGTCCACTTCAGATTCGGGAAAGAGCAATCATAGCGGATGCGCGAACCGGATGGCTTGGGCAAGTACAAATCACCCCAAGTCTGCACCAGCGGCTCCGATGGATTGAGCAGCGCCAACGGCCCTGTCCAACCGACGCCGCCGCCGGGAAAACGCAGACCCTCCTCGACACGGGCTTTATAGGCGCCATCGACGTTGCCGGTGGTATTGCTTTGCGACGTGTCGAGAAAGCGATCAGTGCCGTAATAGATATAGCTTGCCGGCCGGTGCGCATAAGCCCACAACTCGTTAACCAAATCGACGAGTTGCTGGAAAACGGTCAGCGGCGTGTACAGCAACAGCTGCTTTGCTAGATTAGCAAGATCGGTGCGCAACGTCGCCAGCGCGCCATCGACGATAGAGCGCCAGGAAGTTAATTGGGCAACAGCCGCTGCTACCATCGCCAGATTATCAACCTGCGTCTGCGTCGACTGGATAAAGCTGAGGATACCGGTCGGGTCGGCCAGCACGTATCCGATTAGCGTCGTAGTGGCATCGATCGGCGGAAACTGCGGACTCGAACTCTCAATGCCGCGCACATAGTTGACATTGCAATAGCGGCTTTCCTCCATGGCCACGCTTTGCGGCTCGGATTGACCGGTATCGGCATCAATAAGGAAGTCGCGCGGCTGGATATCTTGCTGCACGGTCGAGCCCCAGCACACCACAGCAAAATAGCGTTGCTGGCTAACCGGACGATCGTTGTAAATATCCAGCGTCGTAACATCGGGATTGGCGTAGACTGCGCCGGTCGGCGTGTATAGCCGCCCGGGCTGCACCGTGAATTGCGTGGCCGCGGTCTTTGCTATCGCAAACCCGGCATATAGACTGCCTTCGATAATGGTATCGCCAACAACATGATCGATGGCGTCCTGCGTCCACTGCTCGCTGTTGAGCAAGTCAGTCGCGGGCAGTTCCTGGTTGTCGCGAAAGATGACTTTATTTTCCACGTGGATCTCCCATCAATTCGAGACGCGTTGCCCGACTGTGTTCGTCCCATCCGGGTAGCGAACATCGCGCACTTGCAGCAACCTAATCGTCTTCGTGTTGATCAGCACTTTGTCGCGTGCCGCCATCGAGGCACATACGCCGCGCCGTAGCCGCGCCACCGTCTCGGTATCGCGCGGGCGCAGGAACCTCCTTCTGCCTGCATACCAATTGCAGCGCACGACCCATGGCGGAAGCTTGGTCCTAATCTCGATCATCGCCTCGGCGGTATATTTGTGGATGCCGAGCCGCGTCTTGCCGAGATACGCTTGTCCGTTCTTGCGGTAATCGGGCAACCGATTAGGATCGAACAGATACCAGCGCTCATAGATATAGCGCCATGCCACCGATTGCGTCGGGTACTGATGATGAATGAATTGGCCAACACCGCGGCCAGTGTATAGTCGGTACGGCTGCGTCGGATGCCGCTGCGGTACTAGCTGCGGATGCAACTCCATCAATTGTTGGCTTGGCTTGATTGTCTGCCAAGTGATCTGCCCCTGCACCAGCGGCAGCGGTCCGGCACGGCTGATGGTGATGGTGCGCAACGCCGCTCGCTTGCCGGCATAGATGCCAAGCCTGCCCTTGGCGCCGAGAAACTTGGCCTCGCCGGTATAGAAGAACACCCGCTCATCAAGCGGCAGCAGTACTTCCTCGTCGTACTGCGACACGCCCGGCGTAAAGCCCCAAGCCGCCGCCGTGCCGGTTATAACGTGCGCAATCTGACGCACGGTCAGCGCCGTCTCCAGGCCGCTGAGCGGATCATACAATGTAGCGTAACGCATGTATTTGCCGCCGGCCGTCCACGATGTCGGAAACATCTTGCGGATCGATGAATCGACGTAAGCACCATTCATGGCGCGATGAATGCCGAGCCCGGTCTTGCTAAACGAGTGGCCGCCGGGAAAACAGCGATATCTCAGCTGCTCGCGGGCAAAGTAAGGATACAGCCGCAACTGCTGGAAGCGGGCGAAGTAATCGGCCAGCGCCGATGTTTCCGCCTCGCGGCCACCAGTTAGAGTCGGCCCCGACAGTGTAGCCGTAACCGCGGTCGATGCTATGGCGTAATTGTTGCCATCGTTGCCGGTCTTGTTGAACGTGATGGTTAACGTGGTGCGGTTGAGGCGGAAGTTAACCGCCTTAAGATCATTATATAGATAACTCTTGGCGGTCAAATCCTGCAGCAGCCGTTGCAGCGTTGCCCCGGGACCGATCGGGTGGATCTGGGTCTGCGGGCTGAAAGCATCCGGCGTCGTGGTGACGAACGTCCATTTGGTCTTGTTAAACGTGATCGTGCTGCCGGGCGTCGGATTAGTGGCGAAGGTTATAGTCCCGGTCGCAGCCTTAGGTATGACGTTGGCATAGATCGATGGCGTCAGATAAGTCTTTGCCGGCGGCACGACGGCGCGCTTGAGTTTGCCTCCAACCGCGGATGAGAAGGTCTTCAGCCCGAGCAGCGATCCACGCTGCTCTTTGAAGGTCCACTGATTGGCGACCCAATATCGCCTGAAAGCATCAGTCCACCAATCCTCCCACAGATTGACTCCGGTCGCCCACGCCAGATAGGGCAGATTGGTGGTGCTGATGCGCACCGGATTCCACTGGTCGGTAATGAGTTCCGCATACATTCGAGTCAAGCGGAAGGCATCGGTATCGGCCAGCGCCTTTTCCATGCCGCTAGCTTGCGCGAACAGCACTTCCGACCCGGCCTGCTCGTCGATGCCGGGCCAGATGAAATCACTATTGAACAACTCAATATCAAGACTGAGCACGCCATTGCCGGCAAAGTGCGCATCGGCAAAGGCCCCCGGCACCGGCGGGTGCAGGATGAAAATGCTGTAATAGGCGAACGATGCCGATGCCGACAACGTCAACGCGACGGGGATGCGACCGCCAAAACGTGCCGTCCATGTGCCATGCGCCGCCATTGCCACGCCAACGCCGCCGCGCAGCAGTTGCCGCGTGAACGTCCACGGCGTGATATTGCCAGACCCGGCAAAGCTGGCCGCCAGGGGCACGCTCTTATCGGCGATGCGGAATACCGCTTCACCCCAGCCGCGAAACGGCGGCGGCGTGAGAAAGTCGCGATAAATGAAGCGACCGTAGAGCGATCCGGCGCCAGCAAAGGTGAGTTTATCGATCGGCTGCTCATGCTGCTTGTACAGCGTGCCGATGCGCAACTGAGCCTGCCCTGCCAGCGCTCCAGCAATCAACTTCTCATTCTGCTTGTAGAGCGTAGGCGGCACCACCTTGCCGGTGGCAAACATAAAGGCAAGGATTGGATAGTTGGTCTTAAACTGCCCGGTTATAACCCCGACGCCGGCAAGCGGTGGCGGCGTTAGATAGATGCTCGAACCGAAGCGTGCCGTTACGCCGCCCGCGCCGACAAAGACTATCGTGCCGGACGGAAAGCGCGCGCGCAGCGGCGCGGCAAGCGTCCCCGCGCCATGGAACGCCGCGCTGAGTTGCTGGATAGCCATTTATTCCCCGACGCCGATATAGCTTAACCTGATCTCGTCGACCTGGATCACACCCGCCTGATTGACAACCACATCCATCGGCTTGCCGCCTTCATCCACCGGCGCAAGAATCTTGCCGTTGTAGGTGCCGCTTTGCCCAATCGCGCCGGCCAACAATACTCGCGTCAGATCGGCGCCGAGCCAGCGGATGTTGGCCACCACCGCATTCACCGCAGCGTTTACCTGCGTCATTAGCGTCTTGCTGTCGACGCCGGGGAACGATTGGATTTGCACCTGGATCTTGATGTGCGTTACCTGCGGCCGCAGCACGCTGATCACATCAGTCAGCCCCTTGCGGGCAAAATCCTTATCGTTGATGTAATCGTACACCGCCTTGATTTGCGCCGCGCTCGGCGTCGGTCCGGAGCCTTGATCGATCGTTACCAAATCGCCGGTAACCACGTCCGTGGTAGTCACAGGCTGGTAATCATCGCTCATGATGACGATATAGACGTTGCCAGTGCCGGGGGTAGTATAAATTGAAGCGTGGCGCAGCGGCTTTGCGCCGGCCGGCATCGGTGCCGACAGCGCCCAGAACACGTATGACTCGTAGGTGCCCTGGCCCGGACCATTCAACGATAGGATCGACGGCGATAGCCATAACCGCATGCGGTAGGCAACGTCGGTCTCGGATGAAGCGGGTATGGCTCCCGCTTCGATCTGGTCCTGCGTGAGGACGTTGCCGGCGGCATCATATTGCAATCGTGGCACACCGTAAGGGTAACGCGATCCGATTGCGTCGAGATCGCTTCCAATCGCGAAGGCCAGTGTGATAGCACGACAAGCTTGATTGACCCGGTCTCGTACCAACGCCTCGAAAAAAGAGTTGCATTCCTGATTGATACGGATCGGGTCGAACTCGAGATTACCGACGTCGTACTCAGCAGCCATCGGCGGATCATATTGGTGCCACAACGCTTTGAACCGCGCCATGCGGTTCGAGATCATGTCCTCTGTTGATATCGATTGCAGCACCGCCATGGGCGGCAATAGATCGGGGCGAATAACCGTGAACCGCGACGGCGTCGTGGTTACAAGATTGAACAGCTGGACCGGGTCGACCATTAGAACGATCCCATGCCAACCGGAACCACGTCCCAATGCTGGCCGCCGCGGCCGACAATGCCGAATTGCTGGCGCTGATACGGCGTGAAATCCCCGAGATGCCCGCGCGGAAAGTACACCCCCTCCTGGCGAAAGATCGTCTGCCCCAACCGCAACAAATCGGCAGCGGCCAAAGTCCGTGGAGCCCAATCGCGCAACGCATTATTCATGAAAAACACCTGCTTGATGCGATAACGCGGCTCCCACAGATCGATGCTGGTGGCGATGGCCCAGAAGAATCGGGTGATCACCCGCGGCACGATCGACTCGCCGAGCATGTGCGGCACGAATGAGCCAACCCATCGGCGCAGCACGCGGCTGTGAAACCGCGTGGCGAAGATCACTTCCATCGACTGCTCAACGTGCGCCCAACCGCTAATCATCTTGCCGCTGCGGCGGTCGACGCCATTGCCGGGCGGGCCGATGACGACGCGCCGGTTGTACAGGTCCGGCCATATGGCGGCGATTTGCCGATAGAACGGCTCCGCCGCATCGATGATCGGTAGGTTGGTGAAGTTGTCGCTGGACGCAGAAGAGATGGCGCGGCCAGTGAGTTTGACTTCGGTCATGGAGCGGTCGGCTTTTCAACCAACTGCAGCGCGCCCATGTCGACGTAGTAGCGCGCTTGCGCTTCCGTCAGCCGCACATATTGCTTGCCGCCCTCGTAATAGAACTGTCCCTCGAACGGCGATGAAGCGCGCAGGTCCGGTTTGTGATCCGGCGCGATGATCTCATAAAGCTGTGTTTCGGCAGCTTTGGCCGG